GTGTCTCTTGCTCTTGACCTTGTTAAATTGGTCGGGGTAGAAAACGCCCGTGAACTAAACCGCCGTAAGCTCCAGTTTGAGCAGTACAACCCCGGAAAGAAGCCGATTAAATTCTTGCAGTGGTTCTTACCTGAGAACCTTGATGCAGAGTTTTATTCAAATGTACCGCCGTGGCTTTTTGAGATGTACGCCAACGAACCGAAATCGACAGTGCAAACATCCTTTGGGGGTGAGTACTTACCAACCCATATGGGACATGCCCGGCAAAGCTCATTGTTCATGCTCCTCCAAGGTCAAGAGCAAGAGACACGCTGGTATCGCCCCACGGCAGATTTTGAATACATAGACCCATACCGCATCCCAGACCACGACAAGATTGAACACGTTGTCACCGCAGTGATGCAGCCGTACCGTTGGTATGTCTTCAACCACCAAGCGTGGCACAGCGTTCATAACTTCTCAGCCGGAGGTGTCCGCGTAAACATGGGTCTGGACTTCGACCACGTTCCTACAACCGAGTTAGTAAAAGCGATTAAAGACAGGCAGTATTTATGACAAACGATATTAGCCACAAAGAGATCATGGAGAGACTAAGGGCAGTTGAGGACAAGGTAGATGAGATTCACTCAAGCACTAAATCGCTGGTTGAAGCATTCTCAGCTCTGAATGGAGCCTTCACTGTCCTTGGGTGGATTGGGAAACTAGCAAAACCTTTAATCTTTATAGGCGCACTGATCGCCGCATTTGGTGTGCTGTACACAGAACTAAAAACAGGAAAGTAACAATGTCACGACCTTTACCAGTACGCAATGCGCGTGCTACTAAAAATAAGAAACCAAAGAAATGATGAACAAAGCTGACGAGAAAGCCCTTGGGGGTCTTCACGGTCAGCTTGCCGACATCCTGAGCAAAGCAATTGGTCAGGAGTATGTGGACGGAGAGGGGAACAAGATTCCCCCTCCTGCCGCTATCTTGAACGTCGCAAGACAGTTCTTGAAAGACAACCGCATAGAAGCGCAAGCTGTCCAAGGCTCACCCCTAGCTGGGTTAGCAGACCTCCCCATCTTCGACGACGACAACATCATTCCCTTACGAAATGCTAGATGAAGCATCCAATTCAAGAAGACTTTAGAAAGTTCGTTTACCACATCTGGAAAGAACTAAACCTACCCGACCCCACACCCGTTCAGTACGACATAGCCTCATACCTCCAGCATGCTGATAGGCGTTCGGTTATCGAAGCTTTTCGAGGAGTGGGCAAGTCGTGGCTAACATCCGCATTCGTATGTTGGTTACTACTCAACAACCCACAGCTAAAGATCCTAGTGGTCTCAGCATCCAAGGAACGTGCAGATGCATTCTCCAGCTTCGTTAAGAGGCTGATCAATGACATCCAGATCCTGAACCACCTAGCTGCTACAGACAACCAAAGGGACTCCATGGTTGCCTTCGACGTAGCGCCATCCTTACCAGACCACTCACCCTCAGTGAAGTCTGTAGGTATTACAGGTCAGATCACCGGCAGTCGTGCTGATGTACTCATTGCCGACGACGTAGAAGTACCCAACAACTCAGCTACCCAGATGATGCGCGACAAGCTCTCTGAGGCAGTCAAAGAGTTCGACGCTATCCTTAAACCTGGGGGTCGCATCATCTACCTAGGTACACCTCAGACAGAGATGTCCCTATACAACCAGCTGCCAGAGCGTGGCTACGATGTACGCATCTGGACATCTAGGTATCCAGAGTTAGCTCAGGTAGTTAAGTACCAAGGCCGTTTGGCTCCTATGATCACTAGAGACCTCGAAAGAGACTCAAGCCTCGTAGGTAAACCTGTAGACCCTAAGCGCTTCGATGACAAGGATCTGATGGAACGTGCAGCCTCCTATGGACGTGCTGGCTTCGCTCTACAGTTCATGCTTGATACAGCCTTGAGCGACGGCGACAGGTATCCCTTAAAGGTAGCTGACCTGATAGTGATGAACCTGAACCCAACCATGGGTCACCTGAAGATCGCATGGGCAGCATCACCAGAGCTAGTGATCAATGACCTACCCAACGTTGCCCTAACAGGCGACAAGTACTACAGACCCATGTGGATGGCTGATGACATGTCAGACTTCACCGGCTGCGTTATGTCCATCGACCCCTCAGGTCGTGGTAACGATGAGACCGGCTACGCTGTTATCAAAGCACTGGGAGGCATGCTGTTCCTTGTGGATGCCGGAGGTATCTTAGGAGGCTATAGCGACGAGACTCTTGAGTCCCTAGCTCACATAGCTAAGAAGCATCAGGTCAAGCAGATCATCGTCGAGGCTAACTTCGGTGACGGTATGTACACCCAGCTTCTCAAGCCATTCTTAGGACGCATCTACCCATGCACCGTTGAGGAAGTTAAGCACTCCAGCAACAAGGAAGCACGGATCATAGATACCTTAGAGCCTGTGATTTCTACACACCGCTTAGTCGTCGATGAGAGATTAATCAAGAAGGACTACGAGACCGCTAAGGAACTCAAGTACTCCTTGTTCTATCAGCTAACTAGGATAACTAGAGAGCGTGGAGCGATCACCAACGATGACCGCTTAGACGCTCTAGCAATCGCCGTCGCTTACTGGTCAGAGTCCATGGCTAGAGACACTGGTAAGGCTGCTAAGTCCATCCTCGACGCTGCTCTAGATAAAGAGTTGAAGAGATTCATGCATGGGATCCTTGGGAAACCTAAGGCAGATGGAACCAACTGGAACTCATACAACTCCGCATTCCGCTAGAGTTGCACATTAGGAGGCATAAGCATTGACTTATGCTTCCTTTTGGACAACCTGAGGAGACATTGGATGCCTAGGATTCTTTGGCTACTGAAGCTGCCATGGGTACGCCTGTTAGAGGTGGTGACCTGTGTGCACATCATTGCTGGTGTGTGGAAGCATTGGGGAGCGTGAGGAAACTTGGGAGACTGAGGAGACGGTGGGGACTGAGGGGACGGTGGGTTCCTGAGGAAATAATTTGCTACAAAAATATGAAACGGCAACCTCGAGAAGTCTTCGCCCGCGCACCCCCCTAGGCATCAACACGCTGGCGCGCACACGCACACGCGCACACATCAACACGCAACGCGCACATGCGCCCAATTGCTGGCCAAAATTGTGCCATTTCCCAGCGAGTCTCGCGTAACCTGTTGATCCATATGACATCGCATCGGTTCCTGTATCCACTGATGGCACATGGTGCTGTAGTTTGCGGGGCGTAGGGTGCATGCTAGTGCCAGGTTAACGGCGTGACACCGCGAGGTTCGCGACCGTGTATTTGACTCACTATTTTTTTCACCACGAACCCAGCGACCCCAACAAACCCAACGACACCAAAGCATCCATAGTCCGCACTAGAACGTGCCACACGCTCCTATAGTTACCGCGTGGATACAGTTGCACCAAGAGACAGGACGGGCGCTCCTACGGTCTCCTACGGTCTCCTACGGCTGCTACTGCCACTAGGGTTTATACGTAAGGGTTTAAATGTTCTATTTTTTTCATAAAGGCACAAAAGTATTCTGAGAGTGTGCTAGTATCACTACTCATTACCAACCGGAAACAAATACCATGACCAACAAAACCAGTAAATTTGATACAGCCTTGTATCTATTCATAGTCTTAGCGCATGTCGCTTTGATCACCGTCGCTGTATTCAAAACCGCATAAGGAAACCAAACCATGTACACCGCACAACGCAACGCCCACGGTAATGTCATCGTCTGCAAGGGTAGTGAGCAACGCAACAGCTACACCATATTTTTCCGTGGTTCATATGCCGAGTGCATGCGCCACAAGTTCAACTAACCAACTAGGAAACCAAACCATGCTAACCATCGACCAATTGATCGCAAGCCTAACCCTAGAGCATGCCCAAGCCTATGCGGCAAAGCAGGACAAATTCGTATTTGTTACTGATGAGTTGCTAGACCCTAACGCTTTGAGTTACCGCCATGCCAACCGTGTTGAGGATGCGCTAGACCATATCAACAGCGCAGCAGCCAAAGCCCAAGACTACAGCAGCCGTTTACCGCCTGACTGGGTGCTGTAACCCATAAAGCACAGCGCAAAGCCCTAGGGGCTTTCCAGTGTGTTTTTTTTAACCAACCTTTACCAACTGGAAACCAATACCATGAACACAATAAAAGAGGCCGTTTTGACTGCCATCACTTTTGCCTTTTTCGCTGGCGGCCTGCTTGTTTGCATGTTGTCTTATTTCGACGTTTTAACCAACACCTAACTGGGGATCTCACATGACCAAAAAACCATCAGGCTACATCATCTACCGCGGCGCTTCACTGTTGAACGGTGCGCCCATCGTCGTCGTCGCTATTGTTAGCAGCAGCAACGTCAAGACAGGCAACATGGTGCAAACGTATATTCTGGCTGACAACGGCAAAAGCCCAGTTGAAAGCGCACGGGATTTGAGCGACGCTGCCATATGCGGTGATTGTCCGCACCGCCGAGGCATGGGCGGTAGTTGTTATGTAAATCTTGGCCAAGGTGCACGGGCGGTGCTAGACGGTGTTAACCGTGGTATCTACCCTTTTACCGCAGCCAGCAAGGTTACCCAACTGATCGCGCAACGCATGGTGCGCTTGGGAACCTACGGGGATCCCGCAGCCGTTCCATCATCGGTCTGGAAATTCCTATTGACCAACGCTGCCGGATCCACTGGCTATACGCACCAATGGCGCAACGCGCTGGGTTTGGCTGTGCGTGGGTTTTGTATGGCATCGGCGGACACCGAGGCTGATCGCGATCTGGCGCGTTCGCTGGGGTTCCGCACGTTCCGTGTGCGTACAAGTGATGCACCAGTAATGCCGGGTGAATTCGTATGCCCAGCAAGCGCCGAGGCGGGCAAAACGAAAACGTGTGCCGACTGCGGTGCATGTGCGGGTGGTACTGCATCGCGCAAAGCTGATCCCGTGATCGTCGTGCATGGATCGCTTCAGAAGCGCTTTGCGCTGTCGTTGGCTGCATAGGGTGTGATCCCTGTAAGCGCTTGCACACGCGAGCGTTTACTGGGTGTCTTACCCGGTTATTAGGAGCTATCAACATGCGTAAAACGAACAAACCTTATTACTGCCTCATTGCCCGTGAAGAGGGAAGCTGGGCGCTTCAATTTGGCGACTATGACCGAGATGCGGTAGACGAGGAAGGTGGATACCACGCCGACAGCTACAACTTGAAACGACGCGACTGGAAGGTCGTTTGTGGCTCGAATATTGAGGTGATCGACCTCTGCCACGCGCTCAACAAAGCGGACGCGCTGGCGGCTGTAGAGCGCAACGCCAAAGTAGCCGCCTGACTTGGCTGGCGACCCTTTCAACCCAACACATCAAGAGTAAACAACATGAAAACATACGACATCACACCCACATGGTCTGCGATCACGCCGCTGCTTTGCAACGCCATAGAGTTTGGCTCACCGAAGGGTGTCCGTGCGGCG